GATGGCGCATTATGCAGGTTTTGAATGTAAAGCCCAAAAAGACTTTCAAACCTATGACAAACTCATTTCAATCCAATTTGACTTTCAAGCTCGTAAAAATAAACGAAAGGGTAAAGCCCCTGCTAGACCGAAAAGAGCCCCACCAGTACCTTCAAGGAAAACAGCTAATTATGCTGCTGGTAGGCGCTCTGTTATGCGTACTAGAGCGATGAAAGCGCGTAGAGGCATGCGCGGCACGGGTGGTGGAGCTAACGTTAGAGTTGTTCAAGCCCCTGTTGCTACGTCTAATCAAATGTCGTTTCCTAGAGAGCGAAAGCCTTTTATTGGAACGCATTTTGAAAAACTTACCGATGTTTTCGGCACTGATGCTTTTACTACCACCTCTTATAATCTTAATCCTGGTCTTAGTTCGACTTTTCCATGGATGAGCAATATTGCCGTAAATTTTGAGATGTATAAGTTCCTCAATTTAGAGTTTTGGTATGTTCAAGCCACTGCCACCTCTACTACTGGTACTGTTTATATGTGCTTTGATCCTGATGCTTCTGATCCTCCTCCTTTGTCTTCAGTTCAATTGATTGATTATGATGTTAAAATTATGGGATCTCCTTATGTTAATCAAAAACTAAGAATTCCTCCTAAGTCTAAATTTGTTAAAGACCTTTTCGTAAGAAATGGTTCTGTTTCATCTACTGATGTTAAAACTTATGATTTAGGTACATTCACGATTGCTACTGATGGCTGTTCTGTTACTACCAAAATTGGTGCTCTTTTTGTTTCTTACAAAGTTGCATTGATTATGCCAGAACTTAATAGTGCTTCTATCACTTCTGTTGCTCTTGAGTATGATTCTTTATCTCCTGCAACTGATTCTTTATTTGATTCGCCTGTTATTTTTGGTTCTACCCAAATGGGAACTATGACTGGTAATGTTTTTACATTTGCCAATACATATGCCAATGTTTTCATTTCTTGGGTAGTTTATTGTACTTCTTTCACTGGTTTAACTGTAACTTCAACTTGTTCATTTACTACACAGAATATTGTTGAGGGTTCTGATGATTTTGCTACTCAGATGTGTATAACAGACCCTATTGCTGGTTCTACTATAACGTTTGCAGCCACTTTAGTTGGTGGTATTTCTTCTACTTTATATTTATGTGTTGTCCCTACAACTGTTGTACTTACAGAAGAAGAATTGTTGTTTAAGCGTTTTAGAAAGATGATGATTGAAGAGCAAAAGGTTCGCACTGGTGCTGATACTGGTATGAAACAACGTATATCCACTATCGAAAAAGAATTGCAAGATGAACAGGAGGCTTTATCTCTCTCTGATAATGATGAAGATCATACTGAAGTCATTGTTGATGCTTCTGGTCGTAAGGTTGTTAGAGTTGAAAGAGATTTATCGCGCGTTGAACCTCAATATAATGTTGATAGTTCGTTTGCTCATGGGAGTGAACTCGCACGTAAAGCTAAAAAGGTTGCTATCAGATCTCATGCTGAGTTGATGGCCCCCCCTACTGAAACTATTTCCGTTTTGGTTAAGGGGAAGGAGAAACAATAATCTCCTTAAAAGTCAAGGAAAATCGTAGAAAATCCATCTACGTATTTCTTGAGCGAAAGTTTTCTTTATAGTTGTTGTTTTCAATATAGAAGCGATTGGACAACATGGGCGAACGTTTATGTCAACGTTTTAAAATAAATAACAAGCTTGGTTGTGATGCAAAACAATTTAATTAGGTAAAAACAAAGAAATGAATCCTTTTCTTGGTTTTTCCTTCCCTTATGTAAGGTCTTCTTTTATGTTTCTAAGGTCAAATTCAAATCCTAAACGAAAGTTAGCGCGGACGTTTTATGGGAGTTTCTACAGTATTGTAAGAATCGCATGGCAGATAGCCTTTATGGCACCAGTGGCAGACAGCCTTTATGGCACCATTTTCTATGACAGACAGCCTATAATGGCATCATGGTTGCGAATTCCGAAATTACGTTATCACGGCTGACAGCCTTTATGGCACTGTGATGTGGGAAATCCTCTGGTTTTGAGTCCGACAGGTACTAATAC